CCGATCAACTGGGTGCTGATGCACATCGGCGAGAACGCGACGGCGGCCGAGTGGGACAGCGGCGCGATCGACGCGGCACAGATCAGGTCCGACATCCTTGCACGCATCCAGCGGGTCAACGACGGATGGGACGCAGCTGGCCTTCAGCGTGGCCTCATCACGCTCGTCTCGCCATGGGAGACGGTCGGCGGGACCAAGAGCGGCAGTGCGTGGTACACGACCGTCGCCGACATATACCGCGACATCGCGAGGTCGTACCCACAGGTCAGCTTCATAGACATGCGGCAGTGGTTCGAGGACAGGTTCACCGCAGACCAGATGTACAACGCGAGCAGGAACCAGTGGATGAACATCCTCTACGACGGCGTTCACCCGTCGTGGCTCGGATGCCGAGAGTACGGGCGTTGCCTCTGGCAATGCATCATGGGTTCGATCAACGAGTGAGGAGGTCTGGATGTCTGTTTCGGCAACAATCTCGTCAGGAACACCGACGGTCGGCGGATCGCTGACGTGCAGCGGTCAGGCAACGGGAGGCGAATCGCTCACCGGCTACCAGTGGCAGTCGTCGGACAACGACGGAGGCGCGTACTCAAACATCGCCGGGGCGACCTCGCAGTCGTGGGACGTGCTCGGCGCGTACCGCTGCAAGTGGGTCCGGTGCCAGGTCGCCTTCGACGACTCGGGCAGCACGGTCTACGCCTACACGTCTCCGCTTCGGATCGGACCTTGCGGTGGAGGCGGAAAGAACAAGCGAGACACGGCGAAGGCGATCATGCAGGACGAGGCGGAGGCGGCGAAGTCATCGCCGCAGCCGAGCCGCGCCGGTGTGGTGAAGGGTCGTCTGCGGAAGGTCTACAAGGTCGACGCGCAGAAGTTCGTCCGCAGGGGGTACTGATGCGAAAGCCGAGCGTCAAGGATGCGAAGAGGCTCGCCGCGACGAAGGACCTGCGCCAGAAGCGCCGCATCCAGAAGGGCGGCAAGTCGTCGAAGGAGATCGCGAGGGACCTGCGTCTTGAGGCCCGCGCGATCGTCAGCGGGTGGGACACGGACTTCGTGGTGCGTCAGCGTTCGATGCGCGAGGCTCGGAAGCTGCTGAAGCACACCGACGCCGAGGTCAAGCTGTCTGCGATCAAGGTGATCCAGGCGGCGGACACGATCCGCATGAAGGCGATGGAGATGATGGACAAGGCCGACCGCCTCGACAGCGGGAAGCCGACGGAGAACGTTCGGTTCACTCCGCTTAGCTTCGGTGCCGAATCCTGATGGTCGCAACCCGGACAATCTCCGCACCCGATCCTCCCAAGCTGTACCCGAAGCAGCGGGCCGCGATCGACGATCCGGCCCGCATCGTCTGCATCGACGCGAGCACGAAGAGCGGGAAGACGGCCGGGTGCCTCTCGTGGGCGTACCGTCGCCGCATCAACATGGCACACTCGATCGGCCTATGGTTGGAGCCGACCTACCCGATGGCCCGCGACATCGGGTACGCGCGGCTCGTGAAGATGCTCACCCGCAGCGACCCGATGAAGACGATCTGGGACTCGAACGAGACGAGGCTCGAGGTCAGGTTCGCCAACGGGTCCGTCCAGAGGTTCAAGGGCGGAGACGAGCCAGACGGCATCTACGGAGAGGACTACGCCGACGCGGTGATCGACGAGGCGAGCCGGTGCAAGGAAGGCGTCTGGACGGCCGTGCGATCGACGCTGACCGCGACGCGGGGGCCTGTCAGGATCATCGGCAACGTCAAGGGTCGGAAGAACTGGGCGTGGAGGCTCGGCCAGATGGCGAAGGCCGGAGAGCGCGATATGGCGTACCACAAGCTGACCGCCTACGACGCCGTGGAAGGGGGAGTGCTGGCGTTGCAGGAGGTGGAGGACGCCAAGCGCCAGTTGCCCGATCCGGTGTTCCGAGAGCTCTACCTCGCAGAGCCGACCGACGACGGGGCGAACCCGTTCGGGTTGCCTGCGATCAAGCGGTGCATCGCCGAGATGTCGACGGCCGATCCGGTGTGCTTCGGGGTCGACCTCGCGAAGCGTCAGGACTGGCTGGTCGTGCTGGGTCTTGACGCATCTGGCCGCGTGTGCGTGCTTGAGCGTTGGCAGGCCGATTGGGGGCAGAGCAAGCGGCGTATCCAGTCGCTCATCGGTAAGGTTCCGTCCATCATCGACTCCAGCGGCGTCGGCGATCCGATCGTCGAGGACCTTCAGCGCTCTGGCTGCAACATCGAGGGGTACCAGTTCACCGGCGGCGCTGCTGGAAAGCAATTGCTGATGGAGGGTCTTGCGGCCGACATCCAGCAAGGTCGCCTGTCGTTCCCGAAGGGGTGGTTGACGGACGAGCTGGAGAGCTTCGAGTTTGAGTATTCCAAGTACGGCGTGCGATACTCCGCCCCGTCCGGTCTGCACGACGACGGCGTGTGCGCGTTGGCGTTGGCCGCGAAGTGCCTGCGCGAGCGTTCGGACAGCGACTTCGCCTGCGAGGTCATCGAGCTGTAGTCATGGCAAAGAGAACGACCAAGAAGCCGACGACCGCGCACGCACCCGAGCAGGTCATCCAGACCACGATGGGCGTGATCCCCGCCGGGCAGCCCATGCAGGTGCCGTACTCCGCGCACCTCGCGCCGAAGTCCTACGCATCGTGGATGTACGCCATCGCGTCGATCCGCGCGAACGCCGTCGCGAGCGTCCCGCTGCGGCTCTACTCCATGTCGGCGGCGAAGGTGAAGGCGATGGGCTTCAACCCGGTGCGGTACGACCGCCGACCGGTGCCGATCCGCCGGAAGCGCTACCTCATGGGTCGCGACCGCCTGTCGCCGCACTCGACAGTCGTCACCAAGGCGGTGGCGATGGACGGCGAGATGGAGGAGATCGTCGGTTCGCCGGCGTCCGATCTGCTGCGGAAGGCGAACCCGTGGCAGGGCGGTTTCGAGCTGATGACGCTCCTGTGCCTGAACCTCAACCTGACCGGGATGAGCTATTGGTACTGCGACCGTAGCGGGGTCGGCGGAACGCCGTCGCTCATCATGAACCTCGCGCCGAAGTCGGTTGAGTTGGTGCCAGGCCCGGCGAACTTCATCGAGGGGTACATGTACGGCCGGAACTCGGCCAACCCGGTGGCACTGTCTGCCGACGAGGTGGTGTACTTCCGCCGTCCGAACCCGGAGAACCCGTGGTACGGGCGCGGGTTCGTCGAGGCGGCGTGGGCGGTGATCCAGCAGAACGCTGCCGTGCACGACATGGACACGGCGTTCTTCCGCAACTACGCGCGGCCTGACTACCTCGCGGTGATCGCGAACACGCAAGCCAAGGAAGAGCAGCTAAAGCGATTCCGCGATGCTGTTTCAGGTCAGGTTGGCGGGAAGTCGAAGACCGGGCGGATGCTGACCGTGACCGGCGACGTGGACATCAAGCCGCTGAGCTTCCCGCCGAAGGACTTGAGCGGGCGCGACGAGATCGTCGAGGAGATGTGCGCGATCGGCGGAGTCCCGGTGTCGATGGTGAAGGCCAACGACCCGAACCTGGCGAGCGCGCAGCAGGGTTACGCGATGTACCGCGAGAACTCGATAGCGGTCGATTGCCGGCTCATCGAGGACGTTCTGAACCAGTCCTACCTCAAGATGTGGGGGCTGGAGGATCAGGCGTTCTTCGCCTTCGACAACCCGCTCATCGAGGACGAGCAGAAGGAAGCGACGATCGCCCGCGAGGACATCAAGGCTGGCGTCATCAGGATCAACGAACGCCGTGCGGAGATCGGCTACGAGCCCGACCCGGACCCGATGGCGGACAGGCTGCTGTTCAACGGCCAGCCGCTGGGGTCGGCGGCGATGGTCGCGCAACCGACGTCGGGACAAACAGGTACCAGCGCGACGCCTTCGACGCCCGAGCCGGTTTCCACGCCGGAATCTCAGAATTCGACGCAGATCGCAGCCGACGCCGGCGCTGCGGTGCAGGACACCGCTCTGAATGGCGCACAGGTGTCGTCGCTCATCGAACTCGTCGCCAAGGTCACCGCCAAGGAGATGCCGGTTGAGAGCGCGATCGCCGTCGCAGGTGCTGCGTTCCCCCTGATGACTCCCGAGCAGGTCGCCGCGATCTTCAACCCGTTGCGGTCGTTCGAGACGCCGAAGCCGGAGCCGGTGCAGGTTGTTCCTCCGGCAAGGGCTGAGCCGAATCCCGAGCCACCGCCGAAGGCGATCGGCCAAAAGGCGTTCCTCTACGGCGAGGTTGGGTGCTCGTGCCACAAGACGACCAAGGCCGACGCGCCGCTTCCGTTCGAGGACGACGAGACCAAGGCGATACTGCGCCGGTTCGTCGACTCGCTGGAGCCCGTCCTGCGCGAGCAGGCGGAGGCGGTGATCGCCAGCCTTGAGCGCGTCCAGACGCCTACGGCTCAGATGCTCGTCGATGTCCAGCGGGTGATCACCGATCAGAAGTGGGTCGAGCGGATCAAGGCTGCGGCCGTCGAGCCGATCGCTCGCGGCGTGACCGTCGGAGCCGAGACTGGCGTACGGCTTCTGCCTGAGAACATACAGGACCGGGTGCGGTTCGACTTCGCCAACCCCGAGGTGCAGCGGTACGTCGATCGGGCGTCCACGCAGCTTGCGACCGGCGTCAACAAGACGACCTCAGTTCGAGTGCGCGAGGTGCTGGGGAACTCGCTGACCGAAGGGAAGACGATCCCCGAGATCCGCGATCAGGTGAAGACCACGATGCAGGTGGACGGAGCACGGGCCGAGACGATCGCCCGCACCGAGACGGCGAAGGCGTACACGCAGGGCCAGTTGGAGTCGTGGAAGCAGACCGACGGGCTCGTGACCGGAAAGCAGTGGAGCCTCGCCCCTGACGCCTGCGAATTCTGCCGGGCTGCGGCGCGGATGTTCAACGAGACGCCGAAGCCGCTCGGGGAACCGTTCTTCCGCATGGGTGACACGCTCCAAGGCGTGAAGGGCGGCGTCATGAACATCGACTATCAGGACATCGACGGACCACCGCTGCACCCGAACGACCGATGCAGCGTCATTCCGGTGGTTGCCGAGGGCTAGCCATGAACGACAGAACCAAGACATTGACCGCGACGGCGAACCCGACGGCAAAGGGGTTCTCGGCGATCGTCACGACAGAGGTCGTCGACCGCGACGGCGACGTGATGATCGCGCAGGGGATGAACTCGAAGAACTACGAGGCGAACCCGATCCTTTTGGGGATGCACGACGACCGGAAAATCCCGATCGGTAAGTGCGTTTCGATCCGCCGCAAGGCCGGTCACGTCGAGATGGATTTTGAGCTGACCCCTCGACCAGCCAACCACGTCGGCGAATGGGAGCCGGAGATGTACGGCGCGGCCATCGCGTTCGGTTCGCTCAAGGGAGTCTCGATCAGGTTCAACCCGCTTGCCGGCGGCGTTCGGCGAGCGAACCAGGCTGACGTGCAGAAGTACGGCGAGGACTGCCTCCAGGTCTACTCGAAGTGGGAGCTGCTGGAGGTGTCGTGCGTGTCGATCCCGGCGAATCAGGAGGCGCTGATCTACGCGGTCGCCAAGGCCGCGAAGCTGTCGAAGGTTCCCGCGCCGGTCGCTCCGACTCGACACGCGATCCCTGTCCGAGTCCCTCTCATCGGCGAGGCCGACGTGAAGTCGATCATCGCCGAGGAATTCGCGCGCGCCACTGGCAAGATGTGGTACGCGCCGATAAAGTGAACTCGTCTCACTCCTTGCCGGGTGGCCCCTGTAACCGGGGGCTTCCCAATTCACATCAGGCACCAGCGCCGGGCCGATGGGGTTTCCCCGAGCGGATGGCGAGCTGACCCAGCCAGCGATGGCGTTTCAGTTCCGTTCGCACCATTGGGGAACACCCATGAATTTCAAGACCGTGGCGCAGGCCACGTCGGATCTTGAGGCGCTGGCGAAGCAGCTCGGCGCGTCTCGGTTCGACGCTGGCAAGAAGGCGTATCTCGCAAACAACATCGTGACCGACGACAACGGCTCTCCGTTGGCCGAGTTCGACATCCCCGTGACCGTCGAGAAGGCTGCGGAGCCTGCTGAGGACTTCACGAAGCAGTCGTCGTCGCTCATTGAGACGATCCGCAAGAGCGTCCGCGAGGAGATCGAGAAGGCCGCACCGGCAGTCTCCAAGTCGCTCCGCATCGAGGCTGGCGGCGAGGACCGGCGCAAGTCGATCCCGCGCGGCAAGTCCAGATACATCAAGGAAGCCGAGACGGCGTACAAGTTCGGCCGATGGATTCAGGCGACCGCTTTCGGCGACAAGTGCCCGAGCGCAGTCAAGTTCTGCAAGGAGAACGGGCTCGTCTCTCCGTACGGGTTCTTCGACGAGCAGGACAACTTCGTCAAGACGCTGACCACGACCCACAGCGAGGGGAACAACGCCGACGGCGGGTTCCTCGTCCCGCTGGAGTTCGAGCCGGACCTCCTGTGGCTCCGAGAGAAGTACGGCATCTTCCGCCAGTACGCGCAGGTCAAGACGATGACCTCAGACCGCAAGGAATGGCTCCGAAAGGACCAGTCCCACACGGCGTACTTCGCTGGCGAGAACGCGACCAGCACGGCTTCCAAGATGGGATTTGCCCGTCTCGGGCTCACCGCGAAGAAGCTCCGCGTGGACGGGTTCCTCACGGAAGAGCTCTCGGAGGACGCCGCGATCAACGTCGGCGACGAGGCCGCTCGGGACATCGCCGAGGCGATGGCACTCAAGGAGGACCAGTGCGGCTTCAACGGCGACGGCACGTCGACCTACGGCGGCATCACCGGCCTGACCCGCAAGTTCCTTGCGCTCGGAACCGTCTCGAACTCGATCGGCATCTACGACTCGAACGCGAACGGAACCGGCGCGACGTACGACGCGATCACGCTACATGGCATCATGGCGTGGCGCGCGAAGCTCCCGGCGTACGCGGACAACGAGCGTACCCGCATCTTCTGCACGAAGACGTTTTACCACGCGGCGCTCGAACGACTCGCGGCGAACGCTGGCGGATCGACGCTCATCGACATCGGGACCGGCATGGCAACCCCGATGTTCATGGGCACCCCGGTTGTGTTCTGTCAGGCGCTCCCGTCGTCGCTCACCGCCGACGTTCCTGACGCCTTCTTTGGCGACCTGTCGCTGTGCGCCACCTTCGGCGACCGGCGCGGCATCACCTTCAAGACCTCGGACGTCGCCGCTGACGCTTGGGAGAACGACGCGATCGCCTACAAGGCGACGCAGCGCTTCGACATCAACGTCCACGACGTCGGCAACAACACCGCGACCGCAGCGGACCGCAAGGCAGGTCCGGTCGTGGCCCTCATCGTCGGCTAACAGACCTCTTCTCTGCAGGGGGTCGGGGCGTTCGCGCCCCGGCTCCCGGAAGGAAACACATGATCCCCATCCAGAACGAAAAGTTTCAGGTGCTCCTCGCACCCGGATCGTTGACGGCAGGAGGGACGAACGTCTCGTCCGTCATCGACATGAGCGGCTACGCGCAGGCGTCCATCTACCTGCACGCGGCAAGCTCGACCACCACGGCTCTCCCCGAGGCGATCCTCATCCAGCACTCGGACATCACCGACTCGACCGGGTTCTCGACCATCGTCAGCGCCGGTACAGCCTCCACCGGCTACCCGACGCAGGTCACGAACGCGACCGCAGTCGCTTCGCAGCTTGACGCGCTCGCCGGGTTCCACGTCTCGTGGCTCGGCAAGAAGCGGTACCTTCGCATCTCGGCCACCGGACCGACCGCAGGCACATGCACCGCGTTCGCTGGCGTCGTGATGAGCCGTTCGCAGACCACTCCGACCGGCACCAACGCCGGTGCGAAGTACGTCGCCATCTCGGCCTGACCATTCCTCCCCCCGGCCCCCCTGCGCCATGGCGGCGCAGGGGGGCTCATTCCGTTCCTACCAGCAGAGAAGACATGACCGCAGAGAACGAACAGACCAGACTGAACCTCGGTGCAGGCGACAAGCCGATGCCTGGATACGAGAACGTCGACATCAAGGGCGGCATCGACGTCGCCAAGCTCCCGCACGCCGACGACTCCGTGGACGAGATCCGCGCTTCGCACGTCCTTGAACACATCAGCTACCGCCAGACGCTCGACGTCCTGCGGCACTGGTTCGCCAAGCTCAAGCCGGGCGGGATCGTCAAGATCGCAGTGCCGAACCTCGAGTACGTCATCGCCAAGATGGAGCAAGGCTCGACCGACGAGCCGCTGGAAGGCTTCGTGATGGGCGGCCACACCGACGAGCACGACGTCCACAAGAGCATGTACACGTACAACAAGCTCGATGCGTCGCTGCGCGCCGTCGGGTTCGAGTGCGTTGTGCCGTGGGAGTCCGACTTTCAGGACTGCTCGTCGCTTCCGGTTTCGCTCAACCTTCAGGCGACGAAGCCTGCCTACCCGGCGCGGCTCACCAACGTTTGCGTCCTGATGAGCGTCCCGCGCCTCATGTGGACCGACAACGTGGTCACCATGCACAAGACGCTGAACGAGCTGGGGATGCAGCTCATGTCCATGCAGGGGTGCTTTTGGGGCCAGTGCCTCGAACGCTGCATGGAAGAGACGATGAGGAAGATGCCGGAATGCACGCACTTCCTGACGTGCGACTACGACAGCGTGTTCTCGGTCGACCAGGTGCGTCAGCTCTACTCGACGGCGATGCGGCTCAACGCCGATGCCATCTTCCCGGTGCAGTGCAAGCGCGCCGCGAACCACGCGATGCTGTCGGCGAAGAACGACGACGGCACGCCAAAGGTGCAGGTGACGATGGAGGAGATGCGCAAGGAGGCCATCCGCTGCGCGACAGGTCACTTCGGCCTGACGCTCATCAAGGTGGACGCGCTCAAGAACGTTCCAAAGCCGTGGTTTCAGGAGATCCCGGACGACAAGGGAGGATGGGGCGAGGGCCACGTCGACCCGGACATCTGGTTCTGGAAGCAGTGGGAGAATGCCGGGAGGACGCTCTATCAGGCGAACCACGTCAGAATCGGGCACGCCCAGATCATGGCTACATTCCCAGATCGGCTGTGGCGGCCTGTCCATATCCACATGAACGAGTTCCACCAGTCCGGGGTTCCGCTGTTCGCGAGGTGAACGATGGCGGTAGGCACATACGCACTCATCACGCTCCAGCAGCTCAAGGACTGGCTCGGCGAGACCGGATCGTCGAACGATTATCACTTGGAGCGCGTCATCGACGCGACGACGGCGCGGATCGAGACGTACATAGGGCGCGCGATCAAGGCCCGAGACCGCGTGGAGTTCCACGACGGGAACGTGCGGACGCTCAGGCTGTCGCACTACCCGGTGAACTCGTGCGCGTTCATCGGTTGGGGTCGCCAGAACGTGATGCAGGTCTCTTCGGCTGAGCGGTTGGACGTCTCGGCCACGGCGAGCATCACGAGTCAGGAGCCGCACACGTCCAGCCGTGGGCTGCTCTTGACGCGCGTGGACTCGACAGGAACGCAGATCCAGCTCACCAAGCTGCTCGCGTCCTATCCGACGGTGACGCTGTTGGCCGCAGAGGTGGCCGCGTCGGTCGGGTGGGGCGCGTCGGTCCTGACCGACTACCCGACGAAGTACCTGCACAGGATGGGGCCTGCGGACGCCAAGGACGGCGACATCATCATCACGGCACCGAGCCGTCGGGCTGCGCGGTACCGCATGGACTCGCTGGCCGGGACGATCGAGTTCCCGTCTGGCTTCAACGTAGACGACTGGGAGGAGCTGGACGAGGAGTGGGGCAGCGAGTCGCAGGTGGTCGTGGTGGACTACAACGCCGGGTACTCGACGGTCCCGGCCGACATTGTGGACGCCTGCCTCCAGATAGCAGCCGCTGCGTGGCGCGCCCGCTTCATGAACGCCAACGTGCAGAGCGAGACGCTGGACGTGTACTCATACACGTCGGCGGTCCGCGACGCATCGCTCGACCTCCTCGACAACCTGCTCGGCGGGTGGAAGGAGATCCGTTGAGCGTGTCGTCGATGATCGACCGTTTCGGGCGCGACGTGACGCTGCGCCGCCGCGTCTTCGGAAAGACCTCGATGGGAGGTACGAAGGTCTCCGGCGAGTCGTCGAGCACGGTTCGGCTGTTCCTGCACGTCGGCGGCGGGTCGAAGCCGAATCGGTTCGGTGCTGAGCGCGCCGAGTATGGGGCGGTCGCCTACGCGAAGGCCGGGACGGACATCATCGCGGCTGACGAGTTCGACTGGGACGGGAAGGTGTTCAGGGTGGAGACGGTGCGCGTGCCGAACGAGCGACCGACGAACGACGCGTTGTGCTACGTCGCGTGCGGGGTGTCGCAGACGGAGGGGTTCGCATGACCTTGGTGAAGGTTCAGGTGAACTTCGCGAACATCGGCGACAGGCTCAGGAAGGCCGTCGAGCGTGGCGTCGACCAATCCGTCCTCGCGATGGGTCGCGAGATGGAGGCGATGCTGTCGAAGCCAGGCGGCGGTCGCGTGTACATCATCAGGAACGCCGATGGCAAGTACAACAAGCGAGCGCTTCGGCTGCTCCGTCAGGCGAACGTCAGGGCGATCAAGGGCCGTCACTTCCGATGGATCAAGCGTGTCGGGCTGGCGAACGTCCTGCGTGAGCTTCGCAAGAGAGGCCAGAAGAACCCGAAGACGCTTCGGCAGGCTGGTTTCCACAAGGCGTCAGCGCCGGGTCAGCCTCCGGCGAGGAACACGGGCCACCTAGCGCGGAGCTGGCAGACCGGCGTGAAGGATCGCGGACCGGTCCAGAAGGACGGCAACCGCTACAGGCTCGTCGTAGGGTCGAACGTCCCGTACGCGCGGTTCCTCGAGTTCGGCACGTCGCGGATGGCGGCTCGTCCGTACGTCAGGCCGGTCGCCGAGATCATGCGGCGTCGGTCACCGCTCATCGTCAACCTCGCCGTCTCCAACGAGGTCGCTCGCATCAATGGGGGCAAGCGATGAGCGCCGAGATCGTCACCGCGATCACCGCGAAGCTCGCGTCCGTGCAGACGGCGGGAAGCTTCCACGCGGCAGTCAGCGGGAACTACTACCACATGCGGACGCCGGAGGGGACCAACCCGCCGCTGTGCGTGTTCGCCGTCACCGATCCGGCTCCGCTTGATCGAGGGTTCAACGGTCAGGAACTTGAGGAGGTCCGACTCACCTTCGTCATCTACGTCTCGGCGAACGCAAGCGCGAACCCGGATGTCGATGCGATGGCGATCGACGAGAAGCTTAGGACAGCGCTCCACAACGTCCAGATCACGCCGACTGGATACGCGCCGATGTGGTGCGTATGCGAGCGTTACGGAGTCTGCTCGATCGACACCGACGCGGTGCAGGTCGAGAGCGTCTATCGGATCACTGGGGCTCGAACGACTTTCTGAGGTAGCAACCAATGGCAATCACACCGATCACCGGATACGACGGCACCGCAAGCCTGACCACGGCACACAACTTCACCATCAAGACATGGGATGCGACGTTCACCCGCGCCGTCTCCGATGTCACAGGGTTTGCCGACACCGGCATGAGGCGGCGTCTCGGTATGCCCGACGTGCAGGGCTCCTGCGGCGGGACGATGAACTACGACGCGAGCGACACGGGGCCTGGCCTGAACTCGACCGACTGGTCGCGCGCTGGCGTGGCGATGACGCTGAGCCCTGCGGCCGGGACGGCGTGCCAATACTCGTTCACCGCGATCATCTCCAGCGTGCGGATGAGCGTTGCGAAGCTCGGCGACGCGACCATCTCGGCGGACTTCATGCTCTCTGGCGGGTCCATCTGGACGGAGGCGTGGGACGAGACGCCGTGATCCTGAACCCGACGACCGTCGTGACGATGGACGACTGGGTTGCCGATGTCGTCCCGGAGGACAGGAAGCGGAAGCGCTTCCGAGTCGGGCTGTCGCCCGCCTCGATGACCGAGGAGGAGGCATTCGGAGTGATCGACCGGATGCTCAAGTGGCGCATGGTCGGTCCATGCGACGTGACGCTGAAGAGGCGTTGGCAGTGGCAGGTGCAGAGGAAGCCGAACGATCCGAGGCTTCTGGAGAGATATCTATGCGGTATGTGACAGGCGCGAACGGCGTGAAGATCCCGGAGCTCAAGCGTACGGACATGCGCGAGCTGTCCGACCTCGCGTGGCAGGCCGAGGCCAAGGCTCTGGCGACGACGCTGGAGCTGGCCGGTGTCGATCCTGACACGAGGCTGAAGGAGCTGAAGGAGCACAACCTCCAGCGCGGGACGGCAGGTCCGCTGTTCATGTCCACGTTCACGTTCGCGGGTGTCGACGCGATCATCGCGAAGGCGTGCGCGGCGGCTCAGATGGATGTCGGGGCGTTCACGGCCGATCTTTCGACGGACGAGCTGTGCGACATCGCAAGGCTGCTCATCGGTGTCAGGCCGAAGGAGGTGAAGGCGGGGGAATGACAGACCGGGAGGATTCGCCTCGATCCAAGCCGGTCACGATGATCTACGAGGAGGCGTTGCTTGCGAAGCATCTTCCGGGGTTCCGCCCGCAGGAGATGTACGCGAGCGAGTTCTCCGAGGCGTTGGATGCGTTGGTTGAGATCATGGAGTCAGAGGCACCGGTCACCGGTAGCCGCGACAAGGTTGAGCGCGAGATGCGACGTATGGGGTACACCTGATGGCCGAAGGCGAGAACAAAATCTCGATCGGGATCGAGGCCGAGATCGGTCAGCTCCAGTCAGGTCTTCGCCGCGCCGAGGAGGAGGTGAAGGCGTCAGGCCGTCGCATGGAGCAGTTGGCGCAGGCGAACGCGAAGAAGATCGGCCGTGCGATCGAGACGTACGGCGTGGTCGGAGGATCTGCGGCAACGTACAGCCAATACGGCGTTCGGAACGACTCTCTGTTCGGAGACATGGCGAGGCAGGCAGACGGAGTTCGCGAGCTTCGTGGAGAGGTGGCGAAGACGTCGAGCGAAATGGAGACTTTGGCGAAGAGGGCGAACATCCTTCTTGCCGTGCAGGGAGCGGTAGGCGCGTTCCGCGCGATCGGTGCGGTGACCGCAGCGATGCGAGGTGACTGGGACGGAGTGCAGTCGGCTGTTGACCGTCTCCCGATGGGTCTTGGCGCGCTCAATCAGGCCATGCGCGAGACGGCCTTCTACATCGCAGGTATCGACGAGGAGATGGCGCAGCTTGCGGCCACGAACAAGCGTCTTGACGCAAACATCGCCGCTCGAAAGTCTGAGATCGTCGGTGGTCTTGATATAGGCGCTGCCGAGAAGCGTCTGCAGGCTGAAAAGCAATCTTCGGAGTACGGACGCGAGCGGATCGCAAACGAGGCGAGGCTTGCCCAGCTTGTTGCTGACAGCCAACGGAAGCTGTTCGACATGCAGGCGTCAGGCGCTTCCGTTGAAGAGCAGCGACGGTTCATCAGGCTGTATGAGATCGAGTACGAGCGAATCTGGACAGAAGGAAAGCGACGTCTGAAGGAGCTTTCCGACGAAGTGAAGAGGCGTCAAGAACAGGCCGCGAGCGAGAAAGCCAAGGGGTTCTTTGGCGGAATTCGCGAGTGGTTTGACGACGCGCTGAAGAAGAGGGTGGCCGACCTCAACCTACAGATAAAGGCCCTGCGCGAGCGCGAGGAGGCCATGCAGGAGGAGCTGAAGGCCGCGCAGTCCATCACGGGAGGCAACTTCGTCAGGTCCATCGGAACGCAGTTCGGTGACTTCAAGTTCGCGCAGGCTGGAGCGGCCGATGCCGTCGCACGCGCTCAGGTCCGCGCCGCAGAGCTGCTGGAGAAGATCGCAAAGAACACCGAGGAGGCAAACAGGCTCCTCAAGGAAAAGGAATCTCTCACGAGCCCGCTGAGGTAACGCATGGCCCTTACCGTCGTCGAACAAGCAGAATCAAGGCCGATCCAGAACAACGACGGCAAGTACACCGGTTCGCGCGTGTTCATCGTCTACGACGACGCAAGCCCGCTCACCACGCCTGCGGACGTGTCGAACGTGCTCGGGACAGGAGGTCTGCCGTACTTCCTCGACCAGCACCCTGACGCATCCATCCCGCTCCTCGCTACTGGACACTCGCTCAGGCGTCTATCAGGTCACATCGACACATGGGAGGTCACTTGGAACTACTCCGAGATGGCCGTCACCCCTGTGCAGAACCTCCTGCCAAACGATGTCGGATACGTCGACATCTCGGGTGAGTCGCGCGCCGAGTTCGTCGATACGTGGCGCGTGCTGACCGACTCGCAGATCGCCGCGCTGGTTGCCGGAGCCGCCTACCCGAACGGAACACCGGCATCGTCGTTCAACGACGACATCGGAGGGACGCCGATCGACGTCGCTGGGGAGCCTGTGTCACGGCTCGTCCGGATGTCGGAGGTGCAGCTATCCGTCGTGACGAGCGCCCCGTTTGGTTTCGGGTCGCTTGAGTTCTACGTCGGTCGAAGGAACTCGGTCGAGTTCTTCGGTGGAGCCGTCGGTACCGTGCTGTTCCTCGGCGCGTCCCAGCGACGCATCGACTTCAACAAGTGGTCCATCGGTCTGCGGTTCCTGCGCGACCAGCAGTACCACATGCGTCAGGCCCCGAAGGTCAACCCGGACGGTTCGCCGATGCTCGCAAGCTATGTCAACGGCGGCATCCACGCCGACGATGTGTACTTCGTCCAGCCGTACCCAGAGCTGGCGAACTTCTTCTCGCTCGCACCCGAACTGGCGGTGATCGCATAATGTCAAACGAAATCAAGGCGTCGATGTCGCTCAACATCAACGACGGATCGAACTACCGAGTCTCCATCCAGCCGAACGCGGTGCTCGCCGATCTTTCATCGACGATCGCCGCAGGAGGCGTACAGACCGTCGGAACGGCCGCCGAGCTTCTTGCCGTCGGAGACGTGACGACCGCTGGCTGGACGTTCTTCCAGAACCTCTCGACGACCAGCGGCGCGTACGTCGACATCGGAGGAGGATCAACGTCGAGCTTCACGCCGGTGCTTCGCCTGTACCCCGGTGAACCGGCGCTCTGCGGCATGGCGTCCACGACGATCGTCGTCAGGGCTTCGACGTCGCAGACCAACAGCGTCGCGCTCCATTACCATCTCCAGAGCAGATGAGCGGACCATTCCCACGCTTCACGTCAGGCGGCATCGGCTCGAAGGAGAAGCATCTCACGGCCGAGCATGTCAACCGGATCACCGACGCGACGATCAAGGTCGAGTCGATGCCGGATGGTTCTCCGTCTGCGAAGCGTGGTGCCCGCACGACGTTCTTCGCCAAGCTCGTCTCGCGCGAGGCGACCGACCTCGGAGCGTACGGGGTGTGGCAGTGGTCGTCCTTGGCGGTGAACTCGGCTGGGAACGACGTTGAGGCAGACGCCAACCAGATCGCGTCGGCTGACTACAAGACCGGTCAGGGGTTGGCGCTCGACCTTGGCGGTGGAGGGACGGAAGATCAGATCGTCCTCCTTCACGAGCTTGTCTGCCGCGACGGCGTGCGGCGTTTCGGGTTCGGCGCGTCGGGCGGATCGTCGCTAGATACATGGTGCCTGCTCAACGCGACGTACTCTGGTGGCTTCACGACGGGGGTAGCGCCGACCGACCTCGGCGACGGGATCTTCGAGTACAAAGGCGTCCCGGTGAAGATCACGGGATACTCAGCCGGGGCATTCACCTACGCGCTCAACGACGATCCTCGGTTCGACTTCGAGGGAACGTCGGTGACGGTGCTAAACCCGCCGACGCACGAGAACGACGCGGACTGGAAGTACGCAGGAGTGAGCACGGGCGCGGGGAGCGACTACCCGGCCGGGTACGACATCCGTGGGATCGGCGAGGATCGCGTCGCTGAGACGTGGCACTCGGTGCTCGTGCGGGTGCAGCTCTACACCATCCCGGCCGACGGGGAGGTCGATGAGCAGAAGCTGTGGCTGATGATGGCCGAGCCTGACCACGACGGTTCGTGCAGCGCGACGGGTGGCGAGGAGGGTTTCGCTCCGGCGTTCTTCGGGGGCAGTTGACCTATGGCGATCACCTACAAAGACCCTGTTCAGGTCGCGACCAGCGCGACGACGCTGACCGACCTGCTGACGACGACGGCGCAGGTCGTTGTTTCTACGGTGATCGTCTGCAATCGCGGTGGGTCGGCAACCACGTTCCGCATCTCGGTGGCACCGGCAGGGGCCGCTGACGCGACGAGCCAATACCTGTACTACGACGTGCAGATCGCGGCCAACGACACCATGAAGATCACCTTCGGACTGTCGATGGCGAGCGGGTCGAAGCTGCGGGTGTATGCCGGTAACGCGAACCTGTCATTCAGCGCCTTCTACGCGGAGGTAACGTGAGTCAGGACCGGGCCATCGACATCCGGGCGAAGCGCGTCGACACTGACGGGACGCTCGCAGCGAACAGCGACCTCCTGATACCGTCGCAGAAGGCTGTGAGGGATTACGCCCGCCCAAACCCGTTCAAGGTGGCTCGGTTCTGGACGGAGGGGTGTAGCGCCGGTGACTTCGCGACGCTTTCGAGCGGAACTGGCGCTGGAACGACAGCCAATTCGGCGAACTCTGACGCAACTCACCCCGGAACGCTTTCGTCGTCAACGGGTTCCACGGGGACAGGTCGGTCTGCGGCGTGCTACATCGAGTCGTCAGCAATCCAGTTCGGTACGTACGCATGGAGCGCATCTGGATGCTTCAAGATCCCGACGCTCTCGGACGGGACCGAGACCTTCTCGGTGATGATCGGGTTCAACGACTCGTTCACCGGAACCACCTACACGGACTGCGCGTGCTTCCGCTACCAGCACTCGGCGAACAGCGGGAAGTTCGAGTGCCTGACCCGCAGCAACTCGACCGGAAGCCCGACGGACTCAGGCGTCACGGCGGCGGCCGACACGTGGTACTCCTACGAGATCCGCGTGAACGCGGCCGGGACGAGCGTTGAGTTCTACCTGAACGGAAGCCTCGTCCAGACCCACTCGTCAGACATCCCGACCGGATCGTCTCGCGTGCTTGGGTTCGGCCACAACATCGTGAAGAGCGCTGGCCTGACGGCGCGGAAGCTCATCACGGACTGCTGTCTCGTCGAGGGTCTGGTGACGCGATGAGCCTGCACCGATCATGCTGCCCGTGCGGCGACTGCTACGTCGGTACGCTCTGCACGCCATGCCTCGAACCGTGCGACGACGTGGCGCAGCCCGCCGCAACGGTCCACATCTCCGCGCGCGAGTGGGATCTCCACGCCGCCGACGTTCCGGGGACCGGTACGGGCTGGGTGGTCTACGTCAACGGCGCTTGGTACTTCTTCGACGGGACGACGGCGACATGCGAGACGCGGGCCTCCGACATCGACTGGCTCATCGCGTTCCGCGCGGACGAGTGCCCGGACTTCTCGGTCGGCGTGGACATCGTGGTGCCGTTCGTCGGAGGGTTCGACTTCTCGCAGACGTGGAACGTCTCGGTCAGCATCACCGACATCGCCGACCCGGTTGGGTGTGTACAAGAGGCGTGGAACGCCGACTTCCCCGGATCTGCGCCGACGGTCACCAGCGCGACGCAGCCTGAGTACCAAGGTTGGGACATGGACATCGTGTGCGTCGCATCCGACCCGGTGACGACGATCTACGGTTCTGGAGGTCTTGGCGGAGGCGCATGCGCGCCAGACTACGAGCTGACTGGAGGTGGAGGTATGACGCAGTGCGCAGCGCCTTACGACGTGTTCGGGTATACCGGCGAGTGCATCTATACCCCGACGACGTACCCGGCTTCCGAAACGTCGATCGAGGGGTGCTTCTCGGCGAACACGGACGATTCGACGACTGTCACCGGGACTGCTGCCATCACGTTCAACGCGACATGCGAGACAGGCGAGTTCGGCTTCGAGATCGAGAACGTCGATGCGGACGGGTACTTCGTCGTTACGATCAACTCGGAGTGCGTCATCAGGTTCATCGGCCCGGTCGAGCAGTTCGCCAACGCATTCAACGCGACGTTCGCCGGGACGGGGATCTCCTGCACGGTGAACGATTCGAACTGGTTCCTCGGGTGCAAGGTGCGCGAGGCGTACGTCGGAACGGCATATCAGGCGTCGTTCCCGTACACGGCAATAACGTCGTCGACATCGTTCACGCTGGCGACATTCGCACCATTCACGGACACGGAGGACGTTGACCTGAGCGACATCGGCTACGGCCCTCTCCTCGGTTCAGCGGGGTTCAACGGCGCTTGCGATGTCGTCACGGACGCGCCGTACTCGGGGCCGATCTGCCCTCCGGGGTGTGGCGGTTCGTTCCTCCCTGCGCTCACCGGTTTCTCCGCATCTGGCACTCACTCCAGCGGGTCTGGTGGGTACGTCCGCGAGCAGTATGGGATCGACCTGACTCCTTCGACGTGGACATGGGCCACCTCGTACAGCGGAAGCGATGACTGCGAACCGAGCGGTATCTCTTGGGAGGTGACCTAATGGGCTGCTGCGGAAAGATCGTCGGAGCGCTGAAAATGGCGCGGTCAGAGGCCGGAATCCGCATCGCGCTCCCGCAGTTGATCGCCGAACGGCGAAAGGCGTGCGAGGCGTGCGAACGCTGGGATCATGGGCGGTGCTTGGAGTGCCGATGCTTCACGTGGGCGAAGTCGAGGCTCCCGAAGGAGACCTGCCCGGCAGGCCGCTGGCCGTCAGGTGGCGATGCAGACCTGCTGGGAACGGCCGGTCGAGGCGAGGCGGACGCGCCCCGTGACGGCGATACCGCCTGACTTGCGCAGGTCGCTGCACCGCTTATGCGACTGCTCGTACGGTATGCCTGTCGCGATGGACGCTTCCTCGTCCGTGAGTCCGCTGGGGGAGTTCCTGTAGGCCGCTAGGAGCGCTGCAAAGATGGTGTCCTTGTCGCCTAGCGACGCGGCGGCGGCCTTCGACGTGGCCGGGTCTGTTCGGCGCGCGTTCTGCCAGAGGGGGAGCGGTTCGAGTTGCGGTGCGATCCTGTTGTCGTACTCACGTGTTGGCATCGGTTGACTCCCTGCACGCCGGCGAGAACCACACCCCGTCGCAGCGGGTGTCGCGCTCGACAGGCTTGGGCGGCGGCGGCTTCGGCTCGTAGGCGCGGAGCAGGTTGCGGACCGTGGACTCGAAGAGGGCCTGCTCCTGATCGGTCGCCGCGTCACTCTCCCACGACGAGAAGATCGACGAGTGCGACGCCTTGCAGAACATTCCCGACATCTCCGGGAACGACGCTCCGGCGATTCGTCGCACGGCCTTGATGACGAGCGACCTGCGCCTGACGGATTCGATGTCTCGCATGAGCGAGCCGTCGGCATTCCTGTCGTATAGCTGGTGCCGGACGATGCCGAACACGCCGCACGCAACGTCGGCCACGCGCTCGGGGGAGTGTCTCATGCGATGCCTCGCGCCCACCGCCACGCCGCGTAGGCCGCCCCGAGGCTGCCGCCGTGGTCGGCGTCGTTGAACGCCTTCTGGTTGCCTACCCAGTCTCCTCCGGGCCAACGTGCGAGGCATGCGTCCTGCACCATCGCGGCGATGAGGACGGCCTCGGCGATGTCGCTGCGTAGGTAGACCCCATAGGCATGGACGGCGGGGATGCCGTAGTGATCTTCGATTGTCACGCTCTCCGGCAACGCCCCCGGCGAGACGCGGCGGATGGCGGCGGCTACCTCACTGGGTGTCATTGTTGTCCTCCTTCGCGTGTTCTCGCTGGGCGTAGATCAGCCCCTGCAACAGGCGGACGATTTCCTCCGCCGCTTGGTGCCCCATCACGATGTCGAATCCATCGGATGTGCCTTCAGGCATGATGCTCAATGAGATGTTGTGCGTCTCGCCCATCGAAACCCCAGATGCGGAAGCCCAGCACGATCGTCCGCCGATCTCCTGAGGCCATTGCGTCGATTTGGTGTCGAACACCCGCGTCACTACGCGGGGGCAGTTGTGTACTCGCTGCGGCTCAACGTCGATGATGTCGCGTCGGTATTGGTCGTCGCTCACGCTTCCTCCCTGTCGATCCGCACCGCGTCGGCCTGCCAGGCGAGCCAGTCGGCGAGTGAGACCTTCAATCCCTTGAATCGTGTCGGGCAAGCGAAATGGATACGAGGCTTGCAGTTGAACCCGTGCGGCCAGATGACACCGACAACGAACCTCCGCTCACCGCTCTCGTGGAGCCACAGCGAGCTGACTTCGGGGAGGTCAGGCATAGCAGATCACCGCCTTCGGGTCTTGTGCGGCCCTCACCATGTCGACGAACAGACGGGTGAGGTAGACGCGGTTTACGTTGCCGCCGTTCCGCACGATCGTCTCGGCGAGACGCAGGCGGGCAATCTCGACGGCTTCGGAGTTGCTGGGTGTCACCTCACGCATGAGGTCTTGTGGTGTCGTCATGCTCTTCCTCGCTTCGCCTTCCAGTGGTGGGCGTGCTCGTCGAGGAGCCCGGCCTCGTGGCACGCCTTGCGGACGGCGAGGGCCTGCACGATGGCGGGGTCGTCGGCACGGTATGCGTGTACCTCGTCTGGCAGCGTCGGGTCCGACACCCGATACATCCCGTCTCGCCATCGGATCGTGAATCGCTTCGGCTCATCCATCGCTGTCCTCCTTCGCCGGTGGGGCGAGGTCGTTGTGGGCGTCGACGGCCAACTGTGTTCCGTTGATCCGATTCAGCGATGTGCCGATCGTCGAGTCGATCGCCTTGCGTCCGTCCGGGTGCATGATGATGTCTGTGCGACGCCACGCGGTGCGCCACGCATTCACCTCTGCACCCAACCTCTCCTTGCTCCCCCGCAGCCGCTCGACCTCGGCGGTCAGGCGGGCGATGGTGGCGTCACGATTGGCCGCGATCATGCTCAGGTCGTGGTCCTTTGTGGACAGGATTTCACCGTGACGGTTCATTGAGATTCGTTCGATGTTCACGCCCCACCCGCCTTTCGGGCGGCGAGCATCGCGTCGGCGTAGGCATACTTGCACTCCTCGCGAGACTTTGACATACCGTTCGCAAGGAAGATATCTCGCCAGTGACGAACGTCTTCCTCTGTCGCCTGTCCCGCGAACCAGTCGCGGAGCGTCCTGCCGGACAACGCCTCGTCCACCCGTCCGTCGGGCGGGGCGGGCTGCGGCGAACCATTCGGCGGTTCCGAAGGGTTGCCGATGATGTCGCCGACAACCTTCGCCGTGGCGTCGCTCCGGAAGCGGATGGCTGGCCAGTGGTTCACGATGGCATGCATGAAGTCGTAACGGCTTGCCTCCCTTGTAAATGGGGATGGAGCAAAAAGTCCTGTGTGCAGCCTGTCGATCTCTTCGATGATGTCAGGCATCGGTGGGCTCCTTCGGGACCGGTACTCCGATTGATTCGAGCTTGCGCATGGCCGCATCCAAGTATGTGCACGCGTTTTGCGCCGCAGCGATCTCAAGAACGTCGATGCACCCAATCGCGTCGAATACGTGCGTGGCAACCTCAACGAGCGTCTCGCGGTGCATCCCGAGTTTCGAGTCCGCGTCCTCTGCCCGCTTCGCGGCCCACTGCAACGCTTCGGCAGTCAGATAGTCGGCTTCGCCGATGTACCTGTCCCTTGCCTGACGAAGAAGGTGATCTCGCTGGCTATTGTGCATCGTGTCTCTCCAGTGCCGCGAGCATCGCGGCGAGGAAGGTGGGGTAGACCTCGTACGAAAACTGACCTGTGACGCGAAGCCACTGCTTAGACTCGCGACATCGCGCTGGTAGCTCGATGCCAAGCTCGTCGCACTTCTCGACGCACGCGCCGACGAGCCAGCGGCGGAAACCGGACACGCAGTGCGGCGGATCGTCGCGCCAGACGTCGTAGATGTCGGTTGAGAACGCTCGCGATCCGTCGTCTGCAACCCGCAGATCGATCATCCCGCACGCCTTGGGGTGTGCCCGCAGCGTCTCGATGAGGGCGGCGGCGTCACTTGGCATGGGCCAACTCCTTCGCCTCAACGGTAGCGATGTGGTGAGGTTCATCCATGCGCATCGCCTTCTCGTAGTCACATGTCCCGTTCACGAACAGGTTTGGTGAGCACACGTCGTAGGTTGTGCGTCGTCCGCGCTTGCGAGACCGGTAGACGTAGCCAATCCACGGCTTCTCTCCCTTGACAGACACGATCACCTGATCGCCAATGAGGAACGGTGGCATCACTTCACCTCCCCGCACTTGGCCCGCAGGCGGCGGATCTCGGCGGCCAGCGTGTCGATGCAGGCGTTGTGGTCGTTCTGGATTTGGGCTGCGTTGATGGAGTTGGCGGCGTTTCCACCTTGCTGATCACCACGACCTACCCAAGCTCGCTCAGTATGTATTGATCGAATCACGGAGTATCGCATCCCCTCAATCTCCGCATCGCTCAGCCCACGCTCGGCCTTGAGCTTGGCGGTGATCGCCGTCAGCAGCGACTCGATGGAGTCGAGCCACGGGGAGCCGATGGAGTTGGCTTGGCAGTAACTCCTGAACTCACGTGCTTTCCCGTCATCGGTGGCTACCCATTTCTCAATGGATGTGCCGATGTGTCGTTCAAACGCCTCCAGCGCCTCCTTGTTGGCGGAGAGTAGTTCGGTAAACGTGCTCACGCGGTTGCTCCATTCATTGTCTCTGACGTGCGAACAAGTTGTGGGCCGCTCTTCGTGATGCCTGTCAACGTAGAAAGCTCACCTACCGACGGCATCAGGTCATGGACCTCGCATTCGAGCGCCATGGCTATGGCAATAAGCGTTCCGACGTTGGGGCCGTGACCGCGATTCGCCTTCTCAAGTGATATGACAGCCTGTTTTCTCGTCGTGCTTGTTGCTGATGTGCCTCCAAGCTTCACGGCATCACCAAGCTCTCTGGCCGACATGCCAAGCTCTCTCCTCCTTCTCCTGATCTTCTCGCCGATGATCTTGGCGCACGGCGCAGACAGCGACTCCATGAGTGTTTCACCTCTCGTCACCGAAAGCCTGCGGCCGCGCTTCTTGATTTCGACAAGCTCGTCGCCTTCGTCATGAAACTTGGCGACGGTTGTCCATCCGCCCTTCCCAACCGGCTTTGAACCACGTCCAGTTCCTTCGACGATGGTCTGCGCTACTTCGTTTGTAAGCGTGCTCACGCCCGCACCTCCACGAACGCGCGGATCTTCCCGGTCTTCCCGGCGAACGCTCGCGCGGCATCGACGTTCGTGAAGCTCGCGCGCTTGCGGCCCTTCTGGACGAGCCAGAGGGTGGGTTGAAGCGAGACGATCATCGTGCTCACATCGACCGCCTGATCCCTCATCCGTGACGGATGCAGTGTGATCGGCAACGCGAACACGCAGTACGGCAGTTGGTTGTATCCGGCCTTCTCGGTCTTCTTTGGCTTCTTCACTTGGTCGTCCCCTTCGCCAGATGGGCGGTGTCTCATTGACTGTACCATCGCGTGTACAACAGTCAACGCTGGGGCTTCAACTTCTCGAATCGCGGATTGCTCGTCAGGAACAGGTGGGCGCGCCCGACCTTCTGGTCGGGCTCAACCCCGTAGCGGATGCGGCGGCGCATCACGCACTGCTGCGACGTGCCCCAAATCTCGGCGAGGTCGGCGCTGGAGTACAGCACCCCGTCCTTCAACTTCTTCGTCTGCTTCTTTGCCATGTGGTTCCCTGCGCGGTTGTGGCCCCGGTGGGGAGGAGTCCACCGGGGCCGTCGCACCGCACTGCGACTACTTGATCCGGAGCGAGAATCCGCGCTCGCGGAGGGTTGCGTACTGGATCGCCTCGGCGTCGCCGGCGAGAAGCGCGTCGCGGATCGCGTCGCGGTTTGGCTTGCGGACGGTCTCGACGTTCACGAAGCGGTCGGGTAGCTCGACGCCCTCGATGATCTCGACGGGCTGCTTGCCGCCGTTGGCCTGCACGGCGAGCGAGAACGTCGCGCCGTCGAGACGCTTCATGCCGGCGCGTTCCATGCAGGACATCACGAAGCGGCGGATGCGGTCTGCGCGCGCTTCGTCGGAGCGTGCCATGTCGTAGATGTCGTCGGCCTCCATGCGGCGGGCCTTCGCCCGAGCGTCGTACTCCCGGATCACGCGGGCGTAACCGTCGGCCTTGAGCCCTGCCTCGGTGCGGAGCCCTTCGACGAAGGCGTCGCGTGCCTCAATGTCCTCGGCGGTCATCAGCGCCGCGTCGCCGTTCGTGCGGTCCATCATCTCGGCGATGCGCTCGGACTCGGCGCGGATCGCCTCGGAGAGCGAGTAGAGGTTGGTTGGTTGCTGGTTGCTCACGTCGTCACCTCCTTGATGCTCAGAAGCCTGTTCGACTTCTCAAGCTTCGCGTACATGATGTCGCACACCCGACTGATCGCCGCGTTGAGCATCGGCTCCGTGCCGAGATGGAACGTTGTAAGGACCAGCTCGTCTCCGTCCTCGACGGTGACCTTGAGCCACTTGGTGTTTCCCTTCGACGCCTGCTGCACGCCGACGACCTTTGCGGTGATGATGTTCGGTTGGTCATGCGGCCACTTTTCAGGCTCTTTCCAGTCGATCGGGACTGGCTGAGGAGGCTCTGCGCCGTCCTCCAACCACTCGGCAAGCTGCTTCCCGAACTCCTCGCCTGGACGCTCGACGTACTTGTCCTGCCACTTTCCGGTTCGATCCTTGATGACGTTGGCAACGTGGTCGACGTTCATCTCCAGCAAGAGGTCGAACTCGTACTCTATACCCTTCCCCTGCTCTGGTGCCAGACCGACTCGAATTGGTCGGCTCTTGCCGTTGTCGCCGGTGGATGTCTGCCACTCGGTCTTTGACCGCATGGTCGCGATGATGTGTCCGGGGAAATCCAGCAGCGAGTCGACCAACCGTCGCTGCATCGGTGTTCCCTCGCTCCACGCTGACCACGTGTTGCCCTTGTAGCGGGCCTGCGCGATCTTCTCGACGACAGCGCACAACTCCTGCCATGCGTGGCTCATCGAGTCGATGATGACTGTCGTGTACCCAGCCTTGGCCGCTCCGTCGAGTGCGTCGCAGTAACCGTCGACAGAACGGTCGGTCAGGTCGCACGTGTCGAACTCGAATCTGTCGGCGTACTTCGAGGCGCTCATTCGCTCGGTGTCGATCACCGCGATCCTGCCGCCAATACCGCTGGCGATCCGCAAGGCGGTGAACGTCTTCCCCGATCCGCTTGGACCGAAGATCGCGCATCGCAGCTTCGCCTTTGCCTTCGTGGCCTTCTGAAACATTGGTCTCTCCTATCAGTGCTCGTCGGATGGGTCTTGCCAGTCCGCATCGGCGGACGATTCGTTCGTGCAGTCGAGGTTGGCGAGCACGTCGTTCGCCATCGCGTCGACCTCGCTGTCGGTGAAGTCGTGCGGAGCGACGCCGTTGCGGATCAACTCCTGCGTCTGGCCTGCGATGGCCGGATCGCATCGACCGCTCAGCGAACGCAGGTAGTCGTTCACGTCGAAGCGCTCCACGTCTGCGAACAGCCGCGCACGCGAGTGCCGCATAGCGCGGTGGGCCTCGTGCTTCATCTGCACCTCGCCGAGCGCGAGGGCGAACGCGGTGATGTCCTTCACGACCGCGAACCCATCGTCGATGCAGCGGCCTGTGCCGTGAACTCCGGTGCCGTCGATCATGCAGCGTCCGTCGGGCGAGACGCCCATGTATCCGTCGACCTTGCCGTCGGCGCGGACCGCGACGGTGGCGGACCATCCACAAGGCAGCGGGACGTCCTCGAAGACGTACACGTCCTTGGCCGCGCTGGCGCGGCCGATCGTCTCATCCATGACGGTGCGAGCGAGTTCCATCGGTTTCATGTGCGGTGTCCAAATGCCGTCGCGGAGCCGGAACGCCCGGCGTCCGCAATGGTCCTCCTGGGAAACGCCAGCGTCGGTGTCACCCGGCGATGGCGCGTGCGTGAAAGTTCCTGCCGTCCTAGCCGTTCCCAAACGCTGCTTGACACGACGACCTAACCAATCCTGCCTAACCAGTCCCGTCGCAACGCCCTATCCCCACTCACCAGACCTTGCCTGCCATGCCTCACCATCCACGGCGTGCCCCCGGTGCCCTAACACGCCCTCAAAGCCTGCCAACCATGCCAGCCCTCTCCGTGCCGCACCCGACCGTCGGCACCCTCCAGCCTTGCCTGAACCAGCCTGCCATGCCTCACACGCCCTCCACGCCTTCCTAGCCGGGACGGACCTCGCCTGCCATGCCTTCCAACACTTACCGAGACGCGCCGCCCTAGACCCAACTCCCTTACCGAGCCTGCCATGCCAGCGCCTTCCGTCCTTGGCAGAACAGCCACGCCTTCCTAGCCTGCCAAGCTCTCGACGATCGCCATGCGGATGCGGGCGAGTTCGCTGAGTTCCTTGTAGCGCTCGGCCCATTGGCGGGCCTCGTGCTTCGCCTGCTCAAGAAGCTCGCCACGTCGCTCGGCGTCGTCGAGGACGCGGATCGTCGATCTGTACCCACCGCCTGAGTAGCGGTCGGACGACAGCGAGCAATACGCCGTGATCGGGCGCTTCTCGACATCGCCGACGTACTTCACCGTGACACGCAGGATGCGGCGCGCCTGCTCCAGCCTGTACTGCGCCGCAGCCTCGGTGTCGTCCCACTCGAAGCGGCTGTGCATCGCGGAATCAGGATCGCGGGCACGCTCGACGACCGCCTGCGGCGTGACGATGCCGTGAGCCCTCTCGATCTCCTCAAGCTCCGCGAGGATCGCGTCGTTTTTGTCCGATGCCATCAGTTCTCTCCTTCGCCAAGGACGCGGAACGTTCCCCAACCCATGCCGCACGAATCCTTGCTGTCCGGTCGACCCTCCATGATGCCAACCTGCAAGCCGGCGCGGCTCAGGAGGTTCATCACGTCGGACGCCTGAAGCATGTCCGCGTCGTACTGGAGACGCAGCTTCGCGCGCCAACCCGGCTTCCACATCGGCCGTGCGCGGATGTCGACGACGCCGGTCGCGTTGCGCACCGCCGCGTCGTGGCGCTCGGGCTTGCCCTTCGTGATCTTGACCAAAGGCGTCCCCTCGGCGTCGATGCCGTCGGCCAGCACGAACACGCTGAGCTTCGCGCGGGTCATCGGGACGCCGATCGTGCGGCACGCGGAGATCATCGCGTTGCGGAAGCATGGGGCGGGGATGCCGTGCCACTTGCCGTCCTCGCTGGTGTACGTCGCGTCGCGGTAGCACTGGTCGAAGTCCTTCGACTCGCGCTTCTTCTTGCCCTTGGCGGCGCTCCCGGCCTTCTGCTGGTCCATGAGCTGCTGCTTCACCTTCTCGCTGAACTTGTGCTGCACAAGCGGCGCGGTGCCCTCGATGGTGCATTCGAGCGTGAGGATCTTCGGTGCCTCGATCGTGATGGTCGTTGATTGTCCAAAAGCCATTGCCAGTCCTTTCGCGGCTGTGCCGCAGGTAGTTGTGGCCGTCTTTCCGGCCTGTCTTGAGTGGCAACCGCTGGAATCGAACCAGCGAACGATTGGGCTCTTGCTTACCCAATCATCTCACCAGAGAAGCCTAATGGGCCTTCCGGGATTCGCGCCCGGCGTTGCGTCCGACCATGCGGCTCGGCGTCGTTAGTCGCCACGCATGGCCGGTTGGCGGTTCGCCCGCCCGCAGGCCCGAGTTGCCGGTCCCCGCGATTCTCCCGCGAGTCCGGCGTCGCCAACGTGGCGACACAGGTACTGTACATTCATCGGCACTGCCGTCAAGTGTACATGAGCGTGAATCCGAAGATTTCGCACCCGTGACAACCGGTGGCGGTCAATCGGCGGTTCGCACGAATCGGGAGATTTGGGGTTGACGATGCTTGAGCGGGTGGTAAATTGGTCGCTGTAGGCCGTCCTCATCACGCGGCCACAGACCCCCGGTGGGCTGATTACCCCGTAAGTGGCCGAGAGCGTGCGTCGCTGCCCTCAATGGGACTCAAGCGGTGACAGCCCCTCGGCCAGCCGGATTGAGCTATGTCCCATGACCGACCGGAAACGCTTCGCCTACTTCCCGCTCTGGACCGCCGACTTCCTCGGCGGAGTCCGGTTCATGTCGCCACAGGCAACGGGCGTCTACATCGTCCTCCTGTGCATCGAGTGGGAGAATGGGCCGCTTCCGTGCGACGTTGACGCGTTGGATCGAGTCGCGCCGGGAGCGCGTTCCGTCTGGCCGGAGATCAAGAGCAAGTTCGTCTGTGACGAGTTTGGTCGGTTGGTGAACGTAAGGCTTGAGCGTGAAAGGGCTTTCGTCACAAAGCAGTCAGAGAATGGGTCGAAGGGAGGACGCCCGAAAAACCCAAACCGAAAGCCAGATGAAAGCCAAAGTGAAAGCCAGATGAAAGCCAAACCGAAAGCCTCAGACTCAGACTCAGACTCATATTCAGACTCAGAGCCAAACTCACAGCCAGAACTCCTGTCGGCGGCTGCGCCGCCTCCTGCTCCGACCCGAACGCCAAAGCCCGTTCGGTCGAAGCCGAAGGACACCATCGCGTGGTCGCCCGAATCTGGTTGGCAGGGGATCACGGAACCGGATCGCAAGGCGTGGGAGATTGCCTACCCGGCGTGCTCAATCGACCGCCAACTCGCTGCGGCTGAGCAGTGGCTCAGGTCGAACCCCGCACAAGCCAAGAAGTCGCGGTGGCGGAAGTTCATCACCGGCTGGCTCTCGCGGTCGCAGGACCGTGGAGGAGACATCCAGGCGAACCGACCAGCCGTCAGCCGCACCGAAGAACGCCGCGCCAGAAACCGCCTCGCGTGGGATCAGGACGAACCCCGAAGGGAGTCAGCATGAAGACGTGGAACGAATGCAAGCAGCTCATCGCCCAGCTCTGGCCCGAGTGGGAGCCGACGAAGGAGCAGGTCGTCGAGTACCGGGACCGACTTGAGCACAAGAACCACAAGTGGATCGAGTCCGCTATCCGTGACCACTACGCGCTCGACTGCCCGAAGGACGGGGTGTTCCTTGCGCCTCGCCTCTCGAAGATCCTCCAACGCTACGCAGCTATCGCTGAGGCCGGAAACGCCGAGGATCGTGCGAGATCCACCGGACCGACCCGCTACCGCGCCGCGTGGGTCGAGAACCGCAGGGGGCAGCCGTACTCGATGGCGTCGGCCCAGACGTTCCCGACGAGGACTCAGGCTCTCGACCACGCTGCTGCTCGAGGATCGAATCCAGACGCGATCCCTGTCGGCGAGGCCCATGGCGACGACGACATGGACGAGGTGATGCGAGACGACCGTGTGATGCGAAACGCATTGTGCGGACTGTCCGCCGACCAGATGGAATCGGTCTGCATGAAGGCCCTCGAGCTTCCGCTCGGTCTGTCGAATGAGTCGATCGCCGGTCACCCGATCGAGTGGAAGCGTTTCACCGTCGGCTGCGTGTGGGCCGTCGCCGAGCAGATGGGGGTGGTGCGATGACCGACCACGACGAACTGCGTGCGATCCGCGACACGCTCGTGCAGATCCTCGGCGAGATGCGCGTCGCGAACGAGATCGCGAGGACCAAGATCGCCTTCGAGCCGCGACCGATCGACTCGCAGGGCTTTAGTGAACTGCTGAACGCGATCAACGCCATCAGATTGGAGCACGAGCCATGACCGACGCCAACGACATCACGACCGAGCCCAGCGCGATGGACCGACTCAACACCGCCGGGGCCATGTTGCTCTCCTGTGGCGGGCAGGCCATCACGTCGCTCGAGCAGATCGACTCCGGACTCCTCTGCGGCATGTGGATCTGCGAATGCCTCGTCAGGCGGCACGGTGTGCGACGGCGCATGTCGTTCGTCTCCGGCGACCGCGACGGGTGCGTGTCGCAGTGCGCCGCATGGATCATGGCGACGCGCGACGAGCTGGTCGGCGCAGGGGAGGTGGAGCGATGAGCGAGTGGCAACCGATCGAGACCGCGCCGAGGGATGGGACACCGATACTTGTGTTTGGTGGCGAGTTCACCCCATCAGTCGATCCGCCACGACCAGTCGAAAGCGCCGTGAAGTGCGAGCGTTCTATCGAGGATGGGGTTCTTAGGTACTTCGTCTGTGACACCGACTACTACTCTGCGGAAGTCGTGGGACCAACCCACTGGCAGCCGCTCCCGCAGCCGCCGAAGGAGACAGCATGACGACAACCGTCCCGCTGATGACCAACCTCGACCCGTGCCTCGGCTTCGTCCGCGTGCCGTGCGTGAACATGCTCTCGACCGAGGTCTCTCCGTCGCACCAGTGGCTCATGATCGACGACGCCGACCGCGAGGACTGGAAGATCGTCATGGGCGACCCTCACGCGATCGACCGCGCCGCGAACGCGCTCGAAGCGCTCCGCGTCCGCTGTCCGCGATCGAGGATCGGGTGGTACGGATGGCCGTACCCGCTCAAGCAAGCCGACGTGGTCTACTGGTCGCGCAACGTCGCGCCGCTCGTCAAGAAGGCCGACGTGGCGTTCCACTGCTGCTACTCGGCCGGTGACGGGAACGCGGTCGAGCGCGCCGTCCTCGCCCGCGACTGCCTCGCGGAGTTCTGGCCTGGCGACAAGCCGGTCGTCGCGTGCGTCTCCGATGCGTTCATCAACCCGGTCGACTTCAACGGCATCAAGCGGTCGATGTGCCGCGATGAGGACATGCGCGAGCAGGTCGAGGCCGCGCGCGTCACGCTCGCCGACTCCCTCTACGTCTGGAGCGGGCTTCCGTACCGCGTGTGGCTCATGGACATCTGGCGACGGTTCCCCGAGACCTGCAACGACGCGAAGAACTTCAAGGACATCTACCGCGCCGTCCGCAAGGGGCGCGACGACCTGCTGAACCTGTGGGGGTTCGTAGGCGACCCGACGGACGCGGTGCAGTGCGCCTCGCAGGCGCGGAAGTACACGCGGAACCTACTCGCGAAGTTCGCGAGGCTTTGGAAGGAGAGTGCGAAGTGACGAGCATCATCGAACAGGCCGACGCGATCGTGGGGATCGCCAAGACGATCGGGACGTGCAAGCGAGAGAGCGGCGGATTCTCGCCTGACACCTACCGTCGCGGCGCGTACGTCGAGTGGCTTACCGACGAGAAGAACGTGGTGTGGCCGCACGGAGGATCTCTCAACGCATCATCAAGCGTTGAGGAGATGGCCGCACTAGTCGTCCGCCTGAGCAGGCCGAAGGGCGACGGGGTGACGGAGACGATCGTGCATTGCCCGAACGCGATGGGGCACTCTTATGTCGTCGTGAATAAGCTGGACCACAACGGAGTCAAGGTCCCGATGTCTCTCGAGGAGCAGACCGCGACCGCCGCGTACTTGCAGCGTTGCCTAGCCCCGCCCGTCC